TGCTTTGTCATAGGCGGTTTTGGCTGCTTTACTTGTCGCTACGTTATCTTCGCTTTCGCTATTTACTGCAGAGGATTTTTTGCTGTTTTCGATGTAATTTTGCGAGACATTTAACTGTAATTGTGTTGTTTGTTGAGCGAGTTTTTTCCCTGCTTTTGCAGTGAGTGCAAGAGATTCACTTTCAAGCCCCGTGTCATTGGTAAGTTGGACTATGCCTTGTTGTTGCAAGGTTGCTTTAGCGATTTCGTGAGTGTGACCTTGCTCATCAATAAAATTCACTGTGTCTGCCGTTAGGCTTTTAGGATTGCTATAGCCTTTTGATAATGCCAAAATCGCATCACGCAATGAATTAACATTTTCTTCTGTTGGCTCGATATTGGCTTTTTCCAACACGGCTTTTAATTGATTAAACAACCACTGGTCTTTTTTGTCGTTCATTTGTTGAACATAGTTAAAGTCTTGCACTGTTGGCGTATCATCGCCTAAATGCGCCCAGCCTGCTTCATAATTAGTTTGAGAAAAGTCGGTTAAATCGCCGTTTTTCGCCCAAGTAATTCTTTTGAATAAATCGATTAGTTTTAACTTCATTTGTTATCCTTATGCGTTTATAAATTCTACCGTTACCTTTACACCTGCTGCCGTGGGAATCCACAAAACCGGCTCTTGTTCTACTGCATCTAATCTATTTTTTGCCATTCGTGTAATCGCTATATGCACATCTGCATCCTGTCCTTCTGTGATTGAAACACGCTCTGCTAAAAATATAGCCCTACAGGCTTCGATTACATCATCAAGGGTGCCATGTGAATGATTGGCGATAACTTTCCATTTAATTAATCGTCGATAATGCTCATCGAGCATATAATTAAAATCTCTAGAATTAGTTTGCGTGGCTAAATCACGAATAGGGGCTCGACTAAAGGGTTTTGCCTTTGATTGACCAGAAAAACCGAAATACCAATCGCCATTTACTCTAGCGAAAGGGCGTGGCATACCGACAATATCGCCTACGCCATCAAGTTGTTTTCCTATAGCGGTATCAATATGCCTTTCTGTAAGCATTTGCTTTAAGGTTGCTTGAATTTCGTGATGCGGTAAAAGAAGAAGTGATAAAAATGCGTTTAAGTTAGGCGAGTAATTAAATTGAGAAAGTAATCGCTCTCGCCCTAACTGCTTAAAATCATCATTAAGTGCGGTTAAAATATCTTTCATATTTTCTCCTAACTCATCACAATGATAGACGGATCGAAAATCGCTTCTTCATCAGGTGCGATGGTGATATTCTGTTCTTGGTATCTTGGCTCTGGATCGGTAATATTATTCGTTTTACCTATCTGAACGGTAACTTTTCCCACGCCTTGAACCGCAATGCAAGCAGCAATAAGGCGTTGATGAATTACATCTGCTCCCACGCCAAGTGATTTACCATATTTCAAGATATTGTTGAGTGCACTTACAATGTAACCAGCTCTCGCAATTTCATCTTCATCAACAAAGGTTTCAATGGTAACTTTTAACCAAATGTAACATTTAGTCGGACGACTAAATTTAATCAAGTGCGGTTGGTTTTGACTGTCTCGCACAGTAACTTCGGTTTGCCCGTGTGTGCCAATACCCAAAGGCTTAAATTTTAATAATGTCGATGCGATATCCGTATCTAAACCACCTTTGACTACCGCATACAGTGAACGCTTAGGAATACCATTAATCGTCTGATCTGCATCGTTTTCATAAATTCTCAATGAATGAACGCCCGCTACCTTGCTTAAATTGGCATAAAGTGAATCAATTGTACCGGCTCCATTTTGCCAAACACCACGATGATAACGTTGATATAATTCAATATCACTTTCTTCTAAACGACCGGATGCACCTTCAACAACATTGTTCACTTCAACAACGCCATCAATCATATTTACCAGTTCAATCATTTGCCCAATATCGGCTTTATCTTCACTAGGGCTTTCAGTGGAAAGCATACAACGCACGCCTAAGCGAGAAAGCGTAAGATTTTGGCTAACGGAGATAGAAAAGTGCGGTATAGATTGTGCCGAAATCTCAATAATTACATTATCATTACTCACATCGGCATAACTTATCGCTTTTAATTGATTGGCTAAACCTTGAATAATACTCGCACTTGATGAACGCATTGCTGTAAAACGATACGTCACACCATTAACTACGACGGAAAATACATCGCCCGTATTAATGGTATTTGAATTTAGCTCAATCCGTGCATAAGCGGCTTGATTTGAATCAATGCGTGCGTCTTCATCTGAATAATATAAAACCTGTGTTCCTGCATTGCGTACTGCAGTATATTGGGGGATTTCAACGCCTGCATTGCCGTAAAAAATCACTGGCACCGTTGAATGTTCTGCTTGTAAACGAGTGACTCCTGTAAAAGAAACGGCTCGATCTAAATTTGCTCCGGTTGCGCTAATCGGATACATTGCACTATAAACGCTTTCAATAAGCTCCCATAAGGCGGCAAAGCGTTCTGATTCAATGTTTAACATCATTCCCATCACAGTTTCAGGTGACAAATCAATATCTTCCCCAAACATTTTCTTCGCATTTTCATAAAGCTCTTTTAACTGCTCTGGCATACGCTTACGTACAAAGCCACTACGCGTTAATCCATAATTAGCCATTTCGTTTTATACTCACTTTGTCTTTTACTACACCTTCGTTGGTTCGTGCTGAAAATTGCACCGCCAACACCCGATCTTTTAGATGAAATTCAAGAGATAAACGCTCTACCGCTAGAACCCCTTTCACACCCATAATCTTTTTGCGAAAAATGGATTGAATACGTGCGTTATCAGGATTCTTTGTCAAAATTTCATCAAAATAAGGCAGTCCAATTGTTGTATCTAAAAACCACTCTCCTAAAAACGTTAAAAGCACAACCTTAATCTGTTGTGCTTTTTGATTGATGCCATCTACAAGTACTAGTTTACGATCTTTTATCATCAAATCGTGTTGTCCACTCAATTTTAAATCGATCATAATGGTTTCCCTGTTGTACCACCGCTATCGCCTTTGTGCTTGTGACTTTGTAATGACACACCATCTGCCATAACATCGCCAGTTGTCGTTAAAGAACCACTAACGGATACACTGCCACTGTTACCTGCCGTTGAAATACCGCCATTTACGATTACATTGCCGTTAAAGGTGCTGGTTGTCGCAGTCACAGTAAAATTATCCGTTGTTACCCTTACATCAGGCGAATTGATCGTAATATTGCCATTTGGTGCGATTTTAATTTTACCGCTACCGTATTTAATACAAAGGTTCTCAACATCGGCATTTGGAGAGCGACTATTACCGCCCATTACACAAAAAGCATCGGATAAATCAAACATTCGCGGATCATCTGGCGCATCATTGCTTCCACTTAACCAATTTTCTAGAGATCGCTGCGAAAAAATCAGCAAGCAACCGTCTCCCACTTTCACTGGTAATGTCACTTGTGCTACCGCACCGTTAATATCTGCCATAGGGAACATTACCGGCACGTTTACAATCTGCGGTGCATTTAATACTTCGCCATTGGCTAACCGCTTAGGAATAGAGGGTTGTACCGTTGCTCGCACCGTTTCCGCATCATAACTAACAATTTTTCCAGGTAATGACACATTAATTTCAGAAAGTGCGGTTAAAATATCCGTCATTTTTAATCGTCCTTTTTCTTACGTTTTTTACGATGTTTACTTTGCGTTTCCATCTGCGTTTTAGTCGGTGCGTTTAGATCTACTAAATGTAGTTCGCTTTGCCAATCACTAGAATGACTATCCCCCGAATGCTTGATTTTTTCCACGCGGAACCAATTTGTCACCGTCACACTTTCCAGCTTGATTTTGTCACAAGGGTTTACCATAGGCAGTAACAGGCTTTTTACATTCCAACCGTCCCTCGCTTGCCGATCAAAGGCAAATTTCTCATCTTGCTTTTTATTTGGCGTATCCTGCTTCTTACTGCGTGCTGCTTCACGTGTGCGTTCAGGAAAACCGATTAGCCCGCTATCTTTTGCCAACACATAACCCGATCGCTTTGTCACGCCATTGCGGTTTACAATCTGCAGTTCGCCATTTTGGATCGACCACTCAAGCCCCGTTCCTGCAACGACTTTGTCTAACGCTTTACGTGCGGCACCGTAAAAACTAAAACCATTTGCCCAAGTGCGTGATTTCAAATTATCTGCACCAACTACGGTTACGCCCATTTTTGCAGCAATATCATTAGTAATTTGCGTAGAACTCACGCCACCAACATAACCTAATGAAACCGCCGTGTCGCGAATTTCTACCAAGCCATCTAAAACATAAAGCTCCGTTACCCAATCTGCGCCTTGATGATAAGAATACGCCGTGGCAATATCCCCCGAGCATAACAAAACATTACCTTCCTGCTCATATCCTGCATACAACACACATCGCATATCTGGCTGCTCAATAGTTTTTCGTGTAGTGGATGCAAGGTTATAGATTTTGATGGTATTTTCGTTCGGCTCGGCTTCACAATCTTTTTCAATATCGAACTTAATACGCATTGGCGGCTCAATCACAATGGCATCTTTTTGCCCTTTCTTGCCAATCATCAATTTATAACTACGTAAAAAGCGATAACTCATTCATCCACTCCGATATAAATCAACACCGCCTTGCCATTGATAAAATCATCACGCCCAATCGTTTGTAAATTATCATCACGCACCGCAATCAATTCTCCAAGTGGTAATTCATCACGACGCACTGGTGCAATTAAAGGACGATTCGGCAAAATCACAATGCTTGAGACCAGTTCATCGTTATAAGCATTTTCAATAGTGAGCGACCAAAATCCGATTGTGTCGTTCCAAGAAAAGTGTAAAAAAAAGACTTCATCATCAAGATTTACTTCGGTAATAAAATCGTTTTTATTTGCAAGGTTTATTGTGATCATTCTTTTTTACCACTCCATTCGCCTAACTTTGTGATTTTTTGTGCCTGCGTATTTGTCGGCTTGCCAGTTTGTGCTTTGCCGGTTTTTACTTTCGTCTGTCCCGCTTTGCCTTTTGCGTTTGGCGCGGCTTTCTCTGGTGGCACCTCTTCCTTGCGTAACGTCACTTTTTGAAT